GTTGGGGGCAGTATTATCGTCCATATGGTATTGACGCTCCTGCAGGTTCCTCAACCTCTAGTACGTCTACTGCAACGGCAGCGCCAGCTACCCCAGCACCTGCTCCGGCAGCAACTCCTTCACCAATCGCAGCGGCACCTGCTCCTGCTCCACAAGTTGAAACTGTGGCAGCACCAGCGGCAGCACCTGAAGGTGAAAGCAAGCGGGCAGAAGACATCCTTGCGATGATTCGTAACCGCCAATCATAAGGCACAGAGGGCGGCAGCAATGTCGCCCTCATTCTCAAATGATACATTACAATAGTGAAATAGTATATCCAAAACTCTGTGCGGTATTTGAGTTGCCGGCGCTGCGTTTTGTGTACCCTATTTTTAAAAATGCTAGTAGCAGTCTTGAAGAACTTAGCGTTCGTAAAATATATAATAGTAAGATAAATGACAGTACTCAAACAGTTGACGTATATTGGCGTGAAGCACAAAACAGATTTAACAGTGGTGTAAACACATATCTTCAGCACAACAAACTACTTGATACAGAAACTATTGTTAATCTAGTGGAACGTGGAGAACTTGTTAATAGACACTTTATGCCGCAATATATGTGGTTGTGTCATTTGTATAAACACTATACAGGCACAGTAAATATAAAAAATGTTAACAGTTTAGATATCGCTATACATAAAAATAACAGTGGATATGCCGGTAGTTTTATTGCTCCTACACATTGGATAGATTTAGATAATCTTATATATGATGAGTTTGTAGGCAAGACTACTGTAATAGAAGAAATAAATGAATACATAGAAAGCAAAAGTCGAGTATTATATAACAAATGCATTGCCCAAGAATAGGACATTATGCTAGACTGAATAGCAACGGTACAATTGGATGCTGTGGGCATATGGTAAATCCACAACAGTTTCCAACGTTTCGTGCTATGGAAAACAGTGCCTGGCAAGAGTGTCTACGCTACCAGATGAACAAAGACGAATGGCCTGATGAATGCATACGTTGCAAACAAACTGAAGAACACAACGGTACAAGCATAAGATTAGCAAGTATTGAACGTGATAAAATTTTAAGCAAGTTTAGTAAGGATTATATACAACTCGGTGGTACACTGGATAACTATTGTAACAGTGCTTGTGTTACTTGTAATCCTAATCTTAGTACTAGGATCGGCAGTTTAAAAAAGTCTGTAGTAATTAAAGACAATTATGAACTTTACAAAACATTACCGCTGGATAGAGTTGTTGAAATAGATATCAACGGCGGTGAGCCCAGTGTTAGTGTAAACTACAACGATTTATTAAAAAATCTTCCGGACAGTGTAAAAATTATACGAATCAATACCAATGGATGTGTTAAGATTTCTCAGATCGAACATTTACTTAAACAAGGAATAGCAGTTATAGTTACTGTAAGTTTTGATGGCATCGGCGCTGTACATGACTATATTAGATATCCGGTTAAGTGGAGTAAGTTTAAAGAAAACTTGGAATACTATAAACAGTTAAGCAATCAATATGTTAAATTAAAACTAGATACTTGGACTACAGTTAGTGTCTTAAATGTTAACTATCTCAGTGATATACAAGAATATTGTAAGGAACACAATATTAGACATAGTTACGCATTTTTAGATACGCCAGAAGTCCTAAATGTAAAGTATAAAAACTGGTTTACTCAGTCAAGCAAGTTGCCTAATGCGGCAGTAGACAGAGATAATACACAAGAGCTTAGTGCATTCTTAGAATTAGAAGAGTCGTGTAGACCAAACATAGAAAGGTTTTGGATATGAAAATTGCAATTACAGGACATAGTGAAGGCATTGGTAAATGCTTTGCAGAAGTATTAGCAGAACAAGGACACGAGATTGTTGGACTTAGTCGCAGAACAGGACACAATATTCGTAGTTTGCAAAAAGTAGTAGGTCCTATTGTAGAATGTGATTGGTTTATCAATAATGCACAAGTTGGTTTTGCACAGACTGAGCTATTGTATAAAGTATGGCATCAGTGGCACGACAAGCCAAAAACAATTTGGCTTATTGGTAGCATACTGAGTACCGACTATAAAACAGATTTTGAAATGCAAGAGTACAAGTTGCAGAAGCAAACACTAGATCAAGCATATTATAATCTTAAGAATACTAGAAGTAAATGTAAATTAACACTGATCAGGCCTGGGAGTGTTGCTACACAGCCATATAATACATCGGGAGTAGATAGTGCTCCTGTTGAAACTTGGTGCAGGGCGGTAATTGATACATGGAACAGATGCCAGCAAGATAACTTAAATTTACAGGAGATTAGTATAGGCCATGGATCCTAAACGTGCAATAAATGGAACATTTTGTCCCATACCTTGGACTGGATTTATTATGAATCCAGATGGTGAAGTTAAAAACTGCGTCTTAAGTAATCAAACGCTGGGTAATATAAACGATACCGATATACAGGATATATTACATGGTGACATAAACACTAAGATAAAACAGTGTATGCACAACGATCAGCAACATGCAGGTTGTGCTAACTGCTATAAACTCGAACAAGGAACAACTGGACTAAAGAACGTGCGCAGCGATAGATACTACTATTTAAAATCATTAAGTGGTGTTCCTTACAGTGCATACAACACTGAAAACACTACATTAAGCACCGTAGATATGCGTTGGCGCAATACTTGCAATCTTGCATGTGTATACTGTGGCCCAGAACTTAGTAGCACTTGGGCTAAAGAAGTAGACAGAGAAATTTCAGTAGATGAACAGCAACTTGCTAAAACAAAAAAATATGTATTAGATAATGCACCTAATTTAAAAAATGTTTATCTTGCTGGTGGCGAGCCATTGCTTATGAAAGAGAATAGTGAACTACTGGACAGACTTGATCCAAGTTGTGTAATACGCATTAACACCAATTTAAGCAATATTAAAGGACCAGTATTTGAACGTATTAGTAAGTTTAAAAATGTACACTGGACAGTGAGTGTTGAAACAATGGACACCGAATTCGAATATATACGATATGGTGCTAATTGGGAAACATTTTTAGAAAATTCCAATGTAATAAAACAACTAGATCATAAGATTAGTTTTAACATGTTATGGTTTGTGCTAAATCCTTATAGTGTCTTTGATACTGTGGATTATTTTATGCAATCAGGATATGCAGAGAATGCATTTATCATCGGTCCTGTAACAGATCCTATAGAGTTTGATATACGAAATCTTAATACATCAACATTAAATGATTTAAGAAACATATTAAGAAATCGTATACAACAAGCAGATATGCGTTACTTATTGCATAATAGTTATGTTAATATGCTCAAACATTTAGATGAAAAATTTGATAAACAAAGTAGTAAAACTATACAAAGATTAGAAGAATTAGATAAACGTCGTGAATTAAACTATAAAAATGTGTTTGACATTGACAAATATCTATAGTATAATAATGAACATTAGGCACATAGGAGACAAACATGGCAAAGCCGTTTGACGTAAGTAAATTTAGAAAAGACATTACAAAAAGTATCGATGGATTAAGTATCGGCTTTCACGATCCAACAGATTGGATTAGTACAGGCAGTTATGCACTTAACTATCTTATCAGTGGAGACTTTCATCGTGGCGTGCCTATGGGTAAAGTTACAGTGTTTGCTGGAGAATCAGGTGCAGGCAAGAGTTATTTTGCAAGTGGCAACATTGTACGACATGCACAAGAGCAAGGTATCTTTGTTGTACTAATCGACAGTGAGAACGCACTGGATGAAAGTTGGCTACAAGCACTGGGTGTTGACACAGACGAAAGCAAACTGCTTAAACTAAGCATGAGCATGATTGACGATGTTGCTAAAACTATTAGTGTGTTTATGGCAGACTACAAAGCAATGGCAGAAGAAGATCGTCCTAAGGTATTGTTTGTGCTTGATAGTTTGGGCATGATGATGACACCTACAGATGTTGATCAGTTTAACAAAGGTGACATGAAAGGTGATATGGGGCGTAAACCTAAAGCACTAACAGCACTTGTGCGTAACACAGTTAACATGATTGGTAGTTACAACGTTGGCATGGTGTGTACAAACCACACATACGCATCGCAGGATATGTTTGATCCAGATGACAAGATCAGTGGTGGCCAAGGCTTTATCTATGCA